CTTAAGCAGTTACAAAACAGAGGATATGATTCTGCTGGTTATTGTTATAGTAACGGAAATTTTAATATTAAGAAATATGCATCAACTGATTCTATTGATAGTATAAAAAAATTAGAATTAGAAACAGATCAAAATGTTTTTTCTAACTGTGGTATAGCTCATACGCGTTGGGCAACTCATGGAGGAAAAACAGATTCTAATTCTCATCCTCATATGAGTTATGATGGAAAGATTTGTATTGTACATAATGGTATTATAGAAAATTTTGATATCTTAAAAAAATATTTAATTGAAAAAGGAATAGAATTTAAATCACAAACAGACACCGAAGTTATTTCTAACTTATTAGCTTATAACTATTCTAATACTGATGATTTTATTAAAGCTCTTAAAAATACTTTAAAAATGTTGGAAGGTACCTGGGGTTTAGCAATTATGGTATTAGATATACCTAACAAAATATTCGCTGTTAGACATGGGTCTCCCTTGTTAGTATCTACTGGTAATGACCTGGTTATGGTTTCTTCAGAACAAAGTGGTTTCCATGGTTTAGCTAATAATTATATAGTATTAGATAGTAATGATATTTGTGTTATAAGTCGAGAAAATGATACTATTTCTATTAATACCTGTAATAAATATATCATAAAAGAAACTACCAAAGGAGATTTTAAATTATCACCTGAACCTTATCCATATTGGACCATAAAAGAAATATGTGAACAGTTCGATTCTAGTTTGAGAGCAATTAGTATGGGCGGAAGATTAATGGAAGATGGTGATATCAAATTAGGTGGTTTAGAATCTAATAAAGAGGTTCTTAAAAGAATAGATAATCTTATATTTCTAGGATGCGGTACTTCTTATAATGCTGGTCATGCAAGTATGGCTTATTTTAAAAAATTATGTAATTTTAATAGTATAAGTATTCATGATGGAGCAGAATTTATAAAGGAAGATATACCAAAAATGGGTAATACAGCGATGATTCTTCTTAGTCAATCAGGGGAAACAGCTGATCTTATTAATCCAATAAAAATAGCCAAAGAAAATGATATATTTTTAATTGGTGTAGTTAATGTAGTTGACAGTATGATTGCTAGAGAATGTGATTGTGGATGTTATCTTAACGCTGGTAGAGAAGTAGGAGTAGCTAGTACAAAATCATTTACTAACCAAGTTATTATAATGAGTATGATTGCATTATGGTTTAGTAAAATACACAAAGTTAAAAATAATATGAGAAAACAAATGATTCAAGATCTTAGAAAACTACCTTTTGATATTAAAAATACTATCAAAAATTTATACGAGGGAAAGTATCAATCAAATCTTAATAATGCTGTTCAAATATTGAATAAAAATAGTATGTTTGTTTTGGGTAAAGGAATGGGGGAAGCTATTGCAAATGAAGGTGCTCTTAAAATAAAAGAACTCAGTTATATTCATGCGGAAGGTTACAGTAGTAGTAGTTTAAAACATGGTCCTTTCGCCTTGTTAGATGAAAATGTTCCAGTAGTATTACTAGCACCAATGGATGATAATTATGATAAGATAAAAAATGCTTATATGGAAGTTACTACTAGATATGCTCCAGTAATATTTGTTACTGAAAATGTTAAAGAGTCTGATATTGATAATGTTATAAATGTAGAAACTAATAAGAGTTATCAGCACTTATTAAATGTGATACCATTACAATTATTTAGTTACTATCTTTCATTAAATAAAGGCTTGAATGTTGATATGCCTAGAAATTTAGCTAAATGTGTTACTGTCTTATAAAACTATTTGCAAAAAGCGACTCGATTATGGATAATTTTTTATATTTATAAAAAATTTTTAGTTTAAATATTTCGTTTAATTTTTATAAATTTTTACACAAATTTATAAATATTTATATATAGCATTTTAAGGATATGGTATATTTAAAAAATATTAATTATTTAATATATAAAACTGTAGACACTGACAATGAGTGTCTTGAAACCTATTTAGTAGGTAGTTCATGTGGAGGAGATGAACATTACAGAGATCAATGTGATAAATTACCTGTTACTAATACAGTAACAAAAACTGTAAATTTCAAGGGAAATAACTATAATGCTATCTCATCAGTAACAGCAGATTGTTCTCAATCATGTTATCAAAATGAAACTAACATTAATTGTGAAACTTACTTTAAAAATACTGCAACAGAATTTACAGTATGTGCAACCTCAATGGCAACCTGTTTAGGATGTCATGAAACATGCCTGGCTCTTGATTGTCTTGAAACTTATCTTAGTAGAGTTATTGACTGTGGTCTTAAGGAAGCTAATGATAATATTGCAACACTTGAAGGAGCTTTAGAAAAAATAGAAATAAGTAATACTAATGTTAATTTAATTATAAATACTTCTACAGTTGATGGAGTAACTAAATCTGTTATTGAAGCTGATGGTGTGTTAACACAGGATGATATTACTGCAATCACAGACGCAGCGGAAGGTGACGTTAATTTACAATATACATTAGAAGGAACTAACATTGTTGTAGAACATAATACAGCTAGTAATACATTTACTACTACAACAACTTTTGATTCTACTGATACAAATCTTACTGATGAGCAGAAGGCTGAAGCGAAGACTACTAATGCTGCTAATTTTGTCGCGACTGCTGCAGGTAATGTAGCAGTTGATGCTAATTATATTGTTGAGTTAGGTAATTATACTGGTGTTACTGGTGCTACAACTAAAGTAGTTAAAGAAGATACTGTAACTACAATTTCTGACACTAATAGTGAAGGAGAATTAATAGAAACAACTGCAGCAACACTAACAAATCTTTTAGCTTTAGCATCAACTAAGAATAGTTATGGAACTGTTATTGCAAAAAAACTTAAAGCAAAAGTAGAAGGTGTAACAGTTACTATTGATACTACATTATCAGTAGTTAACGGAGCTACTGTTAAAAAGGTTGCAGTGGATGATGTAACTTCTGATAATGTAGCTAATATGATTACAACTTTATCAGATGGTTTGTTTGGTGATAGTATAGCTGGGGTAACATATCGAGTTAATATGGAAGATAATAATGATAATCGTGTTGGAACAGCTGGTTTCCAATTTGGAGACTATACTATACCGGCGGTTGATCTTGTCATGAATGATGAGGTTACCACATTTGGTATTCCAAAACTTGCTAGAGGTACTATTACTTTTAATAACGGAACAGACACACCAATAAAAGTTACTGGTAGATACAAAAATGGTGTTAGAAGTACTAATAAGGGTTATCTTGAATTGGAACAGGGTTCTGTAATTAAATACATAGGTAAAAAAACATTTAGCACTGGTGAAGGTGCAATTACTGAACCAAAAGAAGTATCAAATATAAACAGTATCGACGATGCTAATTACTTAGATAGAAATAAAGTATTCCCTGTAAGCATTAGCTATTTAAAAGAATTAGGTTTCTCATGGACACAAACATTAGGAAGAGGATTTGGATTAGGTTTAGGTTCTACTTTTGGTGCTTTGGATCCAAATCCCATATTAAGTGTAGATATAGGAGATGTTAATAATAATATCTTAGCTGGTGTAGAAACTAAATTTAAAATAAATTTAAGTAGAGTTAATATTGAAAAAAGTAAAATTATAGTATCTTATACTGATAATTCAGCAATATCAGAAATAATTTCAGATGATGAAAAAGTATTAAACGTTACTGATAACTATTTAGAAGTAGAATTAGGTGCATTAACTGAGGATACTTATACTTTAGATATAACTTATATTGATGACCTGAGTTTCTCATTACAACAAATTACATTCAAAACTGTTGACACTCCTACTACTATAAGTTATAGTGATAATTCAAATTTTGAAGATAATGAAAACTTAGTATTCTTTAAAGATAATAGGTTTAGACAAACAGGTAATGAATTTAACACTGATAAATTTAACACTGATAAATTTTTAGTTAGATTCACAGATACGGACCTTCAAACATTAGGAGAAGAAGTAACACCAGGAATGGAAGTAAAAGTTGAAGGTAGTGTTGTAACAACACATCCATTCAATTTATCTGAATCAGCTGATTCAAACAGTGGTTCTGGTTTCGTTAACTATGAACTTACAATTGATAGTGGATCTGATTTTATTAATCAACACAAATCATATACTGTAACTTTTACTGCAGTAGATAAAAAAGGAACAGTCTTTACATTTGATTCTAATGGAGAAGTTCTTACAATAAATGATGGTGATTTTGATGATGATGGTATTCCTAATACTGAAGAAGATGCTGATGAAGTTGCTGATGACCCTATTGATTTTTCATCTACTGTTGTATCTGATAAAGATTTTAATGGAATGAATATTTACAATACTACATTTGGAAGTACTAAATTTGAAAATTGTGATTTTAGAGGAACTAATTTCCATAATTGTAAGTTTAGAGGAGATAGAACTATATTTACTTCATGTATTTTACATAATGCTAAATTTATAAATATATTAACAGAAAGTGATATTAAAATACAAACAGGAAATACTTTTGTTACATATATTGGAATTTCATCTAGTATGTATACTGTAACTCATAGTAAAGATGGTAATAATGATATATTTACAGTTAAATTTAAAGTATCTGGATTACCTACCTTATTACAAGATACAGGTTCAACTCCAACAACTGTTAACGCAAAAGAAATATATAATGCTATACTTGTTAGAATTTATAATTATACATTTGAATCATCGGCACCGGATAGTTTAGATTACTTTAATCTGTTAGTTACTAATCATAATTTAACTATTAGTGATAATAGTTATACAGTATATATAGAAACTATTAGCGAACAATCACAACAATTTAGCGGACTTGTTAAAAATATTCCAGCTAATAATACTGTAATTAATTCTTCTACATTTTCTCAAATATCTAATGCTGAATCACCTACAACACTTCAAACTGTTAGAATTCTAAGAGCTGATTCTACATCTGAAATAGACCCTGTAGATAGTTATTATATTGTAGGTGACTTTACACAAAGTATTAAAGGTGTTGGTAGTGTACAATTTATTACTAGTGAGTTCCCAAAACGTATAATTCATTCGGGTACTACTTATCTATTAGGAGACAGTGGTGATATTAGAACAATTACTTTAAGTGGTGTTGCTTTAACTTTTGTAAATGGTTCATTACTAATGACCGAATCACCTAAAATTATACCACAAACTCTTTCTCTTAATACATATACTTCATTAACTTTAAGGTTAACTTTTGAAAGTATAAGAAAATTAACTAATTTAGCAGCTAATGTTAAGATTGATCGTGTAGAAATATCTCGTGATTCTATAAATATTACTGATAGTACAGGAGCTGTAGTCAATAGTTTTACAATTGTAGCAAATAATAATATATCTGAGTTAACATTAGCTAATAATACTAGTGTAGAATTTGATATTAATATTACAGTTTACCTTAAGAATGTTTTAGATGAAAATGGAGAAATGTCAAACTTTTCTGGTGATGTTACTATTTCAGCTCAATACTTGAAAGGAATGGGTCTAACTCTAGGTGATCCTCATATCACCACTGTTAGTGGAGCTACATATGAATTACCATACAAAGTAGCTGATTATAGATTAATCCAAGGTAAAGATTTAATTGTAAATGTTTCTACCAGAAGACTTACAATAGATGAAGGAAAAGCCATTAAAAAATACTATAAAGAAGTTACCAAGAGAACACCACCTAAATCGTTAATTACAAGTGGTGTATTTTATGAAAGAGTTATTGTATTCTATAAATCATCTGTTATTAACTTTAGTTTCAGTAAAGATAGTGTTCAAAAGATTGGTAACCAAATTAAATTACTTAATAAACATACCTTAAGAATTAATGATTCTGAATTGGGTGAAATAACATTAAAATTCGATTACTTAAATAATCCACAAGAAAAATACGGAATTCAATTAAGTTGTTCCAGACCAGAAAAACTATCAGGCTTACTTTTAGATGAATACATTGCTGAATCAATGATGATTAAAGGATTATTAGATAAAAAACCTAAAAATGGAGTATTAGGTAAGAATAAAGTTCTTTCAAAATTCTTTAAAGTTAAGAAGAATTAATATTTTTAGTCTGTGAGTGAAGAATTTCTAGATATTCTTTCCCAATATCTTTAAAATCAAATTTCGCATCTTTAAGATAATATTTTAACATAGCATCTTGAAGAATTAATTTTAAAAATTCTGGATCATAACTAAATCTAGAATAAAACTTATTTATTATTTCATTCTTTGCAACATTAATTGTTTTAATTTCTAATGTAAAAGATAAGTCTACTCCATTAAAATCTATTAAATTTCCTAAATAATCTTCAAACTTAATTTTTAGATTATTTAGATTAACAGGACTTTTAAATTTATATTTTTTTGTAACATAGGTATGTTTACTATTAAAAATCATTTCAAAAGATTCTTTATCAACTATAATTTTACTAAAATAAATGGTATCATTATGATATAAATTACCAAAATCATTAATTTTCATAAAAATATATTTATCACCAATAATATCAGGAATCATTTCACTTACTAGATATTGAGTATTTTCATATTTTTCTTTTGCGAATCCTAATAATCTACCTAAACTATGATATTCGGTTGAATTATAAAAATATAATGAAAAAGGAGTATTGGAATTTATCTTAAATTTTGCAATATCAACATCAAATGCAAAACCAATTTGTACAAATTTTTCTTCATGAAATTGATAACTTTCTATATCATTAAAAAATTTATTAATATTATCAAATAGTTCTTTTATATCATAATTACCATTAGGTAGATAGAATCTAAAATTTTGCTCGTGTATTTTAATTACCATATAATCATTATCTTTTGCTTCAGAGAAAACATAGATGGAATTAGGTATTTCTACAGAAGATAAATTTATTTCAATCACGTTTTTTAATTCAAAGGGAAGACTATAAGTAAAATTGCTTATATCGTTTATATCTTTTATTAATTTAGTATCTACAGAAAAAATATAATTATTCATATAATTTATTATAAAAATAAACGTTTAAAATAAATTTTTTCAACCAATAAATTTTAATTTATATTTAGTATATTAAGGAAATGTCTTATACATATAATAACAATTTTAAAAGATTTTATATTGAATTAGATACTGCAATATCAGAATCAGAGGCTGTGCCTTGGGTTAAATTTGTTAAAAATACAACAACTGGTGTTTATGAATATGAATTTTTAGGAAATTTAGCAACATTAAATTCTAGAGATGCTGCAGCAAAACATACATTAGATAATAATATTACAATACCCAAAACTCATATATTAGCTGATCCTAGTCATGTTATCGCATTTGGTAATATTGAATCTGGTGAGGTATACGTACACGATACAAATGAAATTTTAGATTTACATACCTTAATGGATACTTTAAAAATCACCAATGGCTTATATTCTGATAACAGAACATATAAATTTGGTGGAATTGATTATTTTGAATATGATGAAAATATAAATAAATACTCTGTTCCTGAAGAAGAATTTACCTTATCTTTAATGGCTTTAAAAAAATCATCAATTGTAACTAAAGATAGAAAGATTGTTCTTAATGATAAAGTTAATGAACTTACTTTTGCTCAAACTAATGGTAATGAAAAAGGTATCTACTATTGGGTTGATAGTGGTACAATGAACTTACCAGAAACAGAATTAAGAACTAAAGTTACATTTAGAACAACAGATGCATTCACTAATGTAGATTATGATTACTACGATAGTGATTTTCCAAATGGTTCACTTATGACACAATTAGAGACTACTTTTGGTAATACTCTACCTAGACAAACATTAATTGATTCTATTAAAGGTAGAACATTTTATGCAAAATTAGCTACAAGTAATACTTATGATATGACTAAGAAATATACATACATTATTGATAGTGATAATAATATAAATCCAGTTGATACTAGTGGTATTTCTTTACAAGCTAATTTAGGAGTATCCGGAATTCAAGAAATTGATTTAAAATTTGAAGCAGTATCAGAATCATTAGATAGTTTACAATCAGTCCCTATAGTAGAATACGAACCTACTGACAAAGTAATTTATAATCGTTTAAGATTATTAAATGATAATAATGAATTTAAAAAAACTGTATACGTACCTAATATCTCTGTTAAATGTGAACCTAGTAAATGGATTTACATTAGAAATAGATCAAATGGTACTTTTCACAATACTTACTTATCAGAAATTGATAACCTTCATTTATATTTAACTTCGGTTTATAGTCATCCAACAAATGGAACTGGTATTGCTGAAATTAATTATCTTAGTATGGTTGATAAATATACTAAAACAGCAAATGACTGGTCTGAAAGATTTAATTTTATCTATACAGTATCAGCTGAAGAACAAGCTCCATTGAATGATACTGCTAGACAAATTATACTTGAAGAAGATGGTGTGTCTATTCCATTTTCTGAATCTAATGGATTAAATGATGGTACTGGTTATAGATTCATGGATGGTGATAATAATGATTTATCTTTTAAAAAATTAGAATCTCGTAATATTAAAGTAGATGGTAAACAATTCTATTATCCAATTATTAGTGTTAGAGCTCCAGTAAATAAAGCTATTAGAATAGTTGGAGCACCTAAAGGTGCTGCATCTAACAAAATACAATATCTTAAAGATACAGCTACTGGATTTGAAACAACCTCTACTAATAATAAAATTAAAATGAAATTAGTCGCGGGTTTAGAATATTTTAAAACAGGTACTTCGGTTACCTTTGAAGATTCTTCTGGTAACAGAACAGGATTTATTACTGTAACAAATATTAATACGAGTACTTTAGAAATTACTTTTAATCAAAACATTACTGCTAATATACCTAGTGATATCACTGATATCGTTAAATTAGATGTTTTTGTATCAAATACTGAGTATTTCTGGGAAACTAAAACAGGGTTTTTAGATGATATTGTAAGTTATATTATTAATGGAGATTCTTCTCGCCCAGCAGGTTTTAGAGGTTTAGGTTTTGCATCTATAGAAGGTAATAATCAATACATATTATTATCAGACCATTTAGGTAATACAACACAATTTTCTGTTGAGATATCTAATCTTGTAGACCCTAGTGAAGAAAATCAATCATTCTTGAATATTTATGACCCATTATTCTTTGAACCTAATCTTTACTCACCTAATTTAGATGTAGGAAGTAGATTAAATCAATTAGACCATGAACTGCCATTTATTAGTAGAATTCCAGCAAATACTACAGATAGTAATATTATAGAAAGAGCAACCTTTTTAATGAGAGATGATTATCTTAATGATGAAGGTAATTTAATTTCTGGTAATCTTACTAAAGAAGCTTTCACTACCATCTTAGTAAAACTATTATTACAAGAAGTAAATGATACTCAAAAACAAGATAAATACATTGAAATATTTGGAAAAAATAGTAAAAATGGTACTAATTTTATTAGACCAAAGAATTTAATGATTATCAAAGAAGAGTTTAAAGGAAGAATAGAAAGGAGGTTAAGAAGAATTACAAATGAAAATGGTGATATAACTGAAGAACCTGAAGATGCTACCCTACAAACTAACTTACATTTAAATTCTATACTTCATTTAATTTATGATTACACAGGTGAATCAGGTGATTTAAAAATTAGAAGACAAATTGTAATAGAAATTAGAGAAGATAGAGATGACTTAATATTTGGTTTTGATCCAACTGGTCATATGGACCAAACTATTAATATTTCAGAAACAGGTTCTTATTTTAATAATAGAGATCATCATTTAGTAAAAATTAGAAACACCTTTTTAGAAAATTCTAGTACATCTAATATTGCAATACCTTTAAACAAACAATTTATTCCTGATCCAAGCGATATCACAAAAAAAACTTATTATATTCCAGTTGTTAGATTAAACTATAATGTTCAAAGACAATTACAAGAAGATTTTTATAGTTCAACTGATTCTCGTGACTTACCAGATAATTTCCCTAATTCTTTTGTAGAAGATGGAGAGTATATAGGTACTGATGCAGATGGTAACCCATTAAAACAATTTGAACAATTTAAAAGTTATTTAGAAAGTACAACAGATGGTGCTGAAATTCACTACCTTGTTGATCGAGATATATTAATGAGTTATGATACACAAGCTAATAATGATACTCCTTATAATGAATCCACTGAAACGAAGAAAGAAAATGAAAATTTAGAATTTGGTAGAAATTATATTATCATGGATATGAGAGATACAATTGATGGAAATACTGATTATAATAGTAGATGGGATTTCTCAGAAAGAACAGATTATTTCAATAAAGGTTATATGAAAATTGAGTTTGTACCAATTTTAAATGAAGTTATTAAAGTTTACTATCAACCAGGTAAAAGAATTTTAAAGAAAAATATAGCTGATAAAGTTTATTATCGTGATGCTTTAACAGGTTATATTTCATTACTTCATGGTGACCAATATCTTAATAAATCTTTACAATACTTTATTGAAAAAGATATTAGATTTAGAATTCCTACAATTGAACAAGTTTATCAAAAAGATGATGATGGTAATTTTGTTTTAGATGATAATGGAAATAAAATAGTTATAGATAGAATTGTTAGTGATAGAATTGAAAATAGAAGATATAGATTATACTTAGAATTTGTTCCTGCTTTACCTGAATATAATTATAACAAAGACCCTAGAATTTATGATAATAATATGTTTATTACTAATTTTGGTTTAAGTGAATTACATAATAATAAACTATTTTTAAAATTCAGTGCAGATAATACAAAAGATGATATGTACAAAATATATTTCTCAGATAATGCTCTAATGAAAGCAATTAGTGCAGATGGTAAAGTTACAATAACTTATCAAACAATGATTGATGAAATTATGTATCATATGAAGAAATACTTTGGTATAGCTAAAGATAAAGACCCATATGATTCTGAAGTTCATTTAGGTTCATTAGTTATGGAAGAAAAAATGGTAGATGAACCACAATTAGCAG